CCGCCCCCCCCGACCCCCCCGCCCCCTCACCCACACCCTCCCGGGCGGCAAAGGGGGGGTAAACTCTCTAACCAAGTTATTTATTTTTTTTAATGCATTAAGCATCCAGTAATACTGGTTAGAATTAAAATATTATATGGGAGAATATAATTTTAATAAGGATTTAAAAGAGGGAATAAAGCAAGAGAAAAAGTTCATTCAATTCCTCAAATCAAGAAATAAAAATATTATTTCTTATTCTCATAGCATTACAAAAGAAAAAGATTTAACTGTTGAATTTGATTTTGGTATTAGAACATTTGAAATCAAATCGGATGATTATTCACTTGATTACCCAATTCATTACAGGAATATAACTATTGAACCAGATCTATATGGAACCATTTTCATTGAATATGAATGCAGGGGAAAACAAAGTGGAATAATGACAACAAAAGCAGATTACTGGATTCACATTCTCAAAAGAATGAATGAAGTATGGATGATTGAAACAAGAATCTTAAGAGAGATTGTTGAAACACATCCATTCGATGTTAAAGACAATGTTGGTGATTCTGATTCAATGACAAAAGGATTCTTGATTCCAAGAGAATACTTTCGTAAGTTTTTTAAAATTTATAAGTATGAATGATCTACCAGAGCACTTTAAACCATTATTTAACTCTGATTGGAATAAAGGAAATAATTCAACAATGACCAGTCTTGAAAGAGCAAGAATGCATGATTTATATTTAGAATATAATAAGTGGCAGATCAAGATGGCGATGTTGAAGACTTTAAAATTACCAACAGATGAAACGGTTCAAGGATTCCCGAGAGAGACAGATTGACAGGTTTAAAGAACTACTTTCTGAAAAATATGACATACCTGTTCAAAAATATTTCACACTCAAGGAAGAAGAAAAACAAGAGATTGTTGACATTGTTCTCCAATATTATAAATTCAATCTCGACATTGATCCAAGACTGATTCATCTATACATTGGAATCTTAACAGATCAATTAAGAAAGGCAAAGGAAGAAGAAGAATATGAAAGATGTGACATCATCACAAGAACCATGACTGGTCTTGAATTAAAATTCGGTAGATTCAAATCAATATAATCAAACCCCAATCTAAAAAAGTTGGGGTTTTTTATTTTAAAAACTTTGATGATTTTTTATTTACTCTATACCACCCTATACCTAATATTTATAAAAAGAAAAAGCCATGAATCCAATTCACAAAAAAATTTATGACATCATCTGTGAATCCATTGATCAGAATCCAAAAGGTTATTCAACAATAACAAATACTGAAATCTCAAAGGACATGACCATCTCACCATTTTCGGTTAGAGATCATGTGATTGTTTTGGTTAAGAGAGGTTATTTGCAGAGAATAAACAATCATTGGACAGAACAAAATGAGTTCCACAACAGAATCCTCTTTAGGGGAAAACACACCCCAAAGTCTGAATCAATGGATTCAGAATAACTATTCGGAACTGAACTTAATATGTCAAAAGATCTCCAAGTTAAAAGATGTTGATGATCTATTGCACTCTTGTCTTGAACAACTTCTCTCAAATAATTTAGCGCCAAAATTAAATGACAAAGAGAGGTTGTTCTTTTTTGCAAGAATGGTTAGAAATAACTTTCATTCAAAGACAAGTCAATATTTCCATCAATACACAAAATATAAGTTCACAGAATTAACAGATCATGATCTAAAAGATTCAATATATGAAGAATCGGAAATTAACTTGAATTGGGTAGAAGATTTGATTAGATTTCATAAGAAAGGAGACCTGTGGTATTATGCTCGTCTGTTTGAACTATTTATAGAAGAAGGTTGTTCAGTTAGCAAGTTGTCAAAACGAACAACAATACCATTAAATTCAGTCTCAAGGGACATAAACAAATACAGAAGAATATTAAAAAAAATTAGAGAAGAACACTACAAAGCAAATGGGATGTAATTGTAAACAAAAGAATAAAGAACAATCTCAACCAGTGATTGTCAACAAAGCCGATGGCTCAGTCCAATTAAAAGAACCACCAAAACCTGAATATTCAAAAGAAGAAATAATGAGAGTTCAAGAATTCTTTATAAGAAACTCTCATGTCTTAACAGAAAAAAAATGGGTTATAAATTTCCATAATAAACATTTCCCTGAGCAACTTACCATCAACTGTATAGATTGTTGGATCAGAGTGAAAAATAGAATGGATCATCTAATTAAAAGATTTGAACAATATGAACAATGGCAAAAGACCAGTGGGGAGACCTCTAACGACGCTCAATAGTCTTCCACATAATTGGAAACTCATAGCACTCGAGATGGGAAGAGAAGGACATTTTGATGTCGATCTCAGAGTTGCTCTTGGGATTTCAAAGGAGGCATTCTATTCATTACTCCAAAATGAACCCGAATTTCAAGAAACCATCAATGAGTTTAGAGAACTTTCACATAATTGGTGGAATTCAATACCAAGAAAAGGATTCAAGGATGGGAAGTCAAAAGATCTAAACTCCAACTTATATTCTCTGATCATGAGAAACAGATTCAAAGATGATTGGAATGCAGAAAAGAAAGTAGACATAACTTCAATGGGAGAAAAGATTGACTCCAATAAGAAAATTGAAATCGAAATAATCAAATCAAAAGAACAAAATGAGCAAGACTAAGAAACCAAAATTCTATTTCTTCAAAACCCCTGACTACAAAGATTTTCAACTTGATGCAGGATCAGTTACTAAAAATGACATAAAATCTGTTTGGTTTGGTATAAAGGGATTCATGGAATCAAATGAGAACGACCATAAAGTCGATTTAAGACACTTTCTCCAAAGATTAAGGTTCTCCATCGAAAAAGCACTTAAGATGGAAGGAATGAACTCTAAATACATTATGGACACACAGATCAAAGAATCATATTACCGAAACTTTTATTGTTTCTATGGAATTGAATTCAATTTCTATGTTGTCGGGGAAACCAATTATAGAATAATGCAAAATAAAATCATCGAAATCTCCAAGTATGTGAACAATGTATTTGAAACAGAAAAGAGACTTAAGATGAGCAAGTATGTAAGAAAAACTTTAACACCATGCCAGAATCAAGAAAGCGCGGAGGAAAAAAAGCCCATAACCGTAGAATAGTTGCAAGAAACCAATTTAAGAAATACGAATCCAAAAGGATCACAGAAGAGTTTAATAGACTCCTAAAAGAAGCAGAAGAAAAAAAGAAACTTGAAAGTTCAAACAACACAGGTATTTGAGGATCTATTAAACCCCAATTATAGAAACTACATTTTTCAGGGTTCTTCGAGGGCGGGGAAAACATGGAATATAATTCTCTGGATGGTGATTGATGTTCTAAAACAAGAGAATAAAACATATTCCATTGTGAGAAAAACTCTACCCGCCCTCAAAGGATCTGTTCTTCGTGACCTTAAAGAAATTCTTCTGATGTTAGATCTCTATAAAGAAGATGACTGGCATTCTGTTGATGGTTATTACCAACTTGGAACAAACATCATTGAATGGTTCTCACTGGATTCAGAAGAAAAGATCAGAGGTAGGAAGAGAGATGTATGTTTTGTCAATGAAGCAACAGAGATTACCTATGATGAATATGTTCAGTTGTCACTAAGAACTTCAGAGAAAATGATCTTTGACTTCAATCCGTCTCTATGGAATTCTTACCTATATGACATGGAAAAACAAGAGGACACATTCTATAGGATCGTAACTTATAAGGACAATCCATTTTTACCACAAGCACAAATTGATGAGATCGAAAAACTAAAAGACAGAGATCAAAACCTATGGAAAGTATTTGGTCTTGGACTCAGAGGAACTCCAACAAGAGTTGTATTCAATCATCAACAGATCTATGAGGATCTCCCAAAAGAAGCGAAACTATTGGGTTATGGATTGGACTGGGGTTATTCACATCCATCAGCACTTGTCAAAGTTTATAAACTTGGTGAAGCAATATACTGTGAGGAACTACTATACCTCAAAAATGTAACCATACCAGATCTTGTTTATAAGATTAAAGATCTTGATGTCAGTTTATATGATGATTTTATTTGTGACAGTGCAAATCCTCAAGCAATAGCGGAACTCAAGAGAGAAGGAATCAACGCAAAACCAGTAAAGAAAAATTCAATCTTACATGGAATTGATCTAATCAAGAGATCAAAATTCTATGTTCATAAAAACTCAATTAATCTACAATCTGAACTTCAACAATATGTTTGGAAGATTGACAAGAATAATAACAACCTTGATGAACCGGTGCATGATTCAAACCACTTGCTCGATGGCATTCGTTATGTCCTCGAGATGAAGGTAGCCCGAGACACAGGAGTTTATGTATACTAAAAACAATATTTATGAGTATGACCAAATTCATTGATTACGATGGAAAAAAATATGAGGTTAAAGAACCAACCATTTCTATGTGGATGGACATAATGAAACTCAAAGACATCTTGGATGAACAAGAGATGTATGTGAGAATGATTTCCAAAGTAACAGGAATAAAAGAATCAGAGATCATGGATCAGGATGCAACAACCATAAGAAAGGTTGGACATGAACTCTATAAATTCATCAATCAAGATCAAAGACAACTCTTCAAAACTATTGAACTCAATGGGATCAAATATAACTTCGTTGATGTAACAAAGATTTCATTTGGTCAATTCGTTGACATTGACACATTCCTGAATAAAGAAGAATCATATAGAGTTTCCAACTTACAGGAACTCGCAGCCTATTTGTATACAGAAGATGGAATCAAGTATGGGGAGTCAGATTTTAAAGCAAGAATAGAAACGATGAAAGACCTTCCAATCAAATACCTTGAGGGAGCAGTTTTTTTTTTGTTGAATTCAGGAAGGGCATTACCGCAACTTTCGGAAGTTTATTCGAAGAGTCCGATTTTGTGGCAGATGATGAGGCTCCGAATAGTTTTGCAGGGTTTTGGAAGTGGTATACGGCAATTAGTTTCCTTGCAGAAAACAAAGTTTGGCAAGTTGATTCTGTTACTAACCTCCCCCTTCTGGCTGCTCTTAATCATCTTTCTTTCCTTATTGACCTCAATAAGGAGAAAGAAAAACAAATGAAAGAACAACAACGATGAGTTTTATAACATCAGGTCTTACCGTTCAAGTTGATTTTACCAATCAATCATCTCTCACCATAGGTGGAGGAACAGGTGTTGCAATATTAAAAGCAGACAACCTTGCATCATTACCAAAATACTTCTCAGGAGTAACTGGTGGACTTTCTCAATATAGTTATTCAGGTTACCAAAACCCAACAACATTACAATATTCGGGAGTTGCAACTTCAGATGTTGGAACATCATCACCAGGATGTTTTGTATTCGGTTTGACCAATCAATTAGGAGATTATGGATCATACCAAGACTACACAACTTGGTTCATGTATAATAATACAGGATCAACTTATAATGTCATTCTTGCTTGTGATCAACAATCTAACTACCTCTGTCAAACAAATGCTCCAAATAGATTTTTTGAAGTGGACACATTGGAACCTTTTGGAGCAGGTTATGGTGGAAGAACATACACATTCTATACAGGCGGAACTTCCGTAAATCCTGAGCCAGGTATTAGTGGTTATACAAATCAATGGGTGATTGGAGCAACAAGAGTTTACCAATCAGGAACATCTGCAGTAACAGAATTTTGGTTGAGTGGTGCTCTTGTGAGTCAGACAGTTCAAACAAATACACTTGTAACATTTACCAATCCTATATTCCAAATATTAGGTCAACAGCAAGGTCTGGCTATGACAGAAGTTTTAGTTTATGACAGAAGACTTTCTGACACAGAAATGACGGACACTTATGATTATTTCTATTCGAAATATATTGGACTTCCGCCGACACCCACTCCCACTCCATCGATTACTCCAACAAATACTGAAACTCCAACCAACACTCCGACAAATACGCCAACCAATACACAGACACCCACCAACACTCCAACGAACACACCAACCCCAAGTATTACCCCAAGTATTACCCCAAGTGCTCAACCGAGCCCAACACCACTACCAGTTTATGGAATCAATTTTAAGACCATTGCTGATGATCTGAAATACCTTGCCAATTCACATAAACAAATCAATTCATTCGGTCTTGGTAATGTTGATGAACTTTCTTATTTAACAACATCAAGAGACAAACAAGACAATCCTGATGCACAGTCACCTTATTTCCCATTACTATTCATAGTCCCTGGTAACATCACCAATGATCTACAGTTCAAAGAATGGAAGTTCAATGTTGTCTCACTTGACATTGTTGATAGGGATCTTGCAAATGAAGTTGACACACTTTCAGACACACTACAAATTCTTAATGATGTTATAAGTCAATTCAGACTTTCTGTTACCAATCTTCAAGGTAATTTCAATTACTTGTATTATTTGGATGACACAGTTGTTTGCACCCCATTTATGGAGCACTATTCTGACATGACAAATGGATGGACAGGACTCATCAATATAAAAACCAAGACACCACTTGACAGATGTGCCGCAGCCTTCAACACATTCACAGGAACACCAATATACCACGCAGGAATTAACTTTAAATCAATTATAGACGATTTTAGATTACTTGCGGATCATCACAAACAAATCAATTCATTTGGATTTGGGGATGCTGAAGAGTTTGGTTATTTAACGGACACAAGAGACAAGGAAGTGAATGTCGACAATCAAGCACCATATTACCCACTTATGTTCGTGATTCCAAATCAAGCAACACAGGAATTACAATACATGAGTTATGAATTCAATGTTTTGGTTGCTGACATTTTGGAAAGAGATCTTGACAACATGATTGATGTTCTTTCTGACACCAATCAAATTCTTGATGACATCATTTCACAGTTCAGACTTAGTGTTACAGATTCACTTGGTAACTTCAATCAGAATTATTATTTGGATGAATCAGTTGAATGCATTCCATTCATTGAGAAATACCAAGACATGCTTGCTGGTTGGTCAGGAACATTTAAAATCAAAATAATGACACCGCTTGATCGTTGTGATGCAGCATTCAATGACATGAGTGGTCCCTTCCCAACGCAGAATCCAACACCGACCCCCACGCAGACTCCGACAAACACGAATACTCCGACACCTTCGATTACTCCGACAAATACGAATACTCCAACCGTTACTCCAACTAACACAAATACGCCAACTAATACGAATACCCAAACGG